GCAGATGCGGTGGTTGCAACAGATGGTATTACAACAATTGGTGATTTCTTTGAAGGTGGCCCTACACAAACAAACCAAGAGATTGGTCTTTCAGGTAGAGAAGAAGCCCTGCGCAGGTTAGGCAACAAACTTAAAGTAGGATTTGAAACTGGTACAATTGCTACCGTTGCCCCCGTAGCCATAGCCGGGACTGTTGCAACAACAGGAAAAGTATTAACTGAAACACCTATTCTAAGAGAAGCGGTCAGAGGAACAGCTACCGGAGTCAGGTCTGCTGGAAGAAAAGTTTCTGAGGGCCTGCAAAACATTGAAGCCAGACGTGCGTTAGGGCAACAACAAAACATTGTTGCGAATACGTTAGCGGATATATCTTCCGTGTTTCGCTATCGTGGGTTCATGCCAGAAGAAGTCGCAGAGGCACGACTGCTTGTTACAGGACAGACTGATGCAATCATCAAAACTGCAAAGAACATTCTTGGCTCTATGGATAAAGAAATAAATAAAGTCTTAAAGGAAGCAGATAAAGTTTCAAATGGTGCAAGTCCTTTAACCAAACAAAGTATGTTTAACAACATCGAAGAGTTTATGACTGCGCCGACACAACAGATGCGGGACCGTGCTATTGCAGAGCTTCCAGATAATGTTGCTGAACAGGCTAAGAACATGCGCGGTCTTATTCAGTCTTTGAATAAGAATGTTTTAGAAAGTGACTTCTTAAAAAGAATGGATGATTTAAATCCAAAAGAATCTGCACGTTTAAGAGGTGAGATAAACAAAAACATAAACACTTATCTCCGCAGGCGTTATCAATCTTTTGAAGTAAAAAACTACACTCCTACAAACGAAGCGTTTGAAAAAGGTGTTGCTGGTTTTCAACAAAGTCCGGCAGCAACTCTTGAAGAGTTGTCAAAGATTATCAATAAAACTGCCGACCCTGCTGAACGGCAGGACCTTTTGCGTCAGTTTGGTATGAGAGAAACTATGTCTCCTGAACTTGATAAAGGACTTATCTTTGAATTTGTAGACCCTAGCAACATTACTAGAGAGGCAGCGGAAAGAGCGGCAAGAAACTTCTTACAAAACAACACAAGAAAAGTGGGAAGCGGCAAACTCGGTAACTCCTCAAGAGTAGCAGACCATAGGATAAACGCAAAGCTGTTTGCAAATAGAGCAAACCTGCCAAAGTTTAAGCGTGAATTATTGGGTGAGATTACAGATCCAAAAGAAAGTTTTCTTGGAACTGTAGCTGACTTAGCAGAGTTTAAAGCTGTAGATGATTACTTCTCAAGGATTCGTCTTCTAGCTACACAGAGAAAAGCTGATGGTTCGTTAGCTAATCCAGGAATAGCTCAACTGTTTAGAGACACAACACAAATGTCTAAAGCAGAGAAGGATGATCTTATCGAAGCTGGGTACAAGATATTAGATGCCGACACCACACCTCAAGGCACAAAACTAAAACTAGATGAGGGAGACTTTGGATCTCTTCGCGGCTTTGCTGTGCCCGATAAGATATCTCAAGACCTAACAAGACTTGTTATCGGAGACCAAGGTGTTCTAGGTAATGCTATCAGATCTACCTATTCAGGTTTTCTTAGAGTTAAAGGTGCTACACAATTTGGTAAGACGGTCTTGTCTCCAATCACTCAACTTAGAAACGTAACCACGGCTTCATTGTTTGCTCTTGCACAAGGCAACATAGGTAGAGGTGCGAATCTTGGTGAGTCAGTTCGACTGGTTTATGACAACTTGTTTACTGGCGTGGCACCGGAACAGGCAGCGCGAACTTTTTCTGAGCTACAAGAACTTGGAATTATTGGCACACAGGCACAGCTTCGAGAACTGCAAGACCTAATTCAAAAAGGTTTTGGTTATGGTGTGGAGGAAATCAACGGCATACCTGTTGGCAGAAAGTTTGGTAGTAAATTTACAGACAATCAGTTGGGAGCTTTTGTAGGAAACCTGGGTAAGAAAGCTGAGAATCTATACCAAGCAGGGGACGACATATGGAAGATATACAACTTTGATTTTGAATTAAACAAGTTGAAGAACGCATATCGTAAGGCAGGTAAAAATGACTCTGAGATTATTGCTGACTTGGTACAACGTCGTGGCATAACCGTTACTGGCGAAGAGACAGCCGAAAGACTTCTACGAGAAGAAGCTGCTCGTATTGTCCGCAATACAGTGCCGAACTACAACATGGCACCAGAGGCGATAAGAACATTACGTCGGGCACCTGTTGGTAACTTCATAGCTTTTCCGTATGAGATTCTTAGAACAGGGGCGAACACAATTGCTCGTGGTGTGGATGAGTTAGCAAGTGAGATACCAGAAATTAGACAGATTGGACTGCGTCGATTAACTGGTGCTATCACAACATTTGGTGCGTTACCCGCAGGAATGTCTGCGCTGGCATACGAACTGTCAGGTGTTAGTGAAGAAAAAATGAAAGCGTATCAGCGGTCACTGGCTCCGTCTTGGGAAAAGAACGCAAGGCTCCTGCCCACAGGTATAGACAAAGAAACTGGCCTGCCCACATATATAAACTATAGCTATTCTAATCCATACGATATGTTAGAAAAGATAGCTATTGCTGCCATCAACGGGGCTGAAGAAGGACGGCTGCAAGGTAAGAGCGGTGCAGAAATTACTTTAAAGGCAGCAAATGACTCACTCGCTGAACTGTTTGCTCCATTTACCGAAGAGGCAATTATTACTGCAAAGATTCGTGACGTGCTTGATCCAGCCACAGATGTAATTGGTTTTCGTCAGGCAGGACAACTTACTGGCGGACGCGGGGGTCAGACACAAACAGGCGCAAGAGTGTATAATCCAGAAGATTCTGTGGGGGATAAGTTTGGAAAAAGCTTTCTTCATGTATTAGATGGTTTGCTTCCGTCCGTCATACCTGTGGACGTTCGCTCTGGTGAACTCGAAGCTAGTCGCTTTGCCCGTGGTTTTGTAAATGGTCTCAACTTAGAAGAGACTGTTGGCATTTCATCTGTGGATAGAATGAAGAGAGAAAGAGAACTGTCTTCGGAATTAGCTCGTGCTTTTACAGGCATTACCGAAATGCCCATTGAACCAACTGGTTTAAAGTTCAGAGGTTACGAGCTTGCTGAAGCTAGAAAAAATGCAAACAATATATTTACAGCGGTTTCAAACAGAGCTAACGCAACACCACAAGATTTTATAAACGCATATAGAGCGGCTAACGAGGCAAACTTTAAAGTCCAACGAGAACTTTACAACGTCATTCAAGACATGAAGACCCTTGGCTTGAGCGACAGACAAATTAGAAAACAGTTGAAAGCAGCAAGAATCAGTGGTTCTGGTTTAAGCAAAGTACGCAGAGGAAAGTTTGACCCTGTAGATATTAGTCAAACTGTTAACAAAAATATCCGTGACAATGAATTAAGATCCGTATTTCCACGGAAAGAGCTTCTCGCTATTAGAAAAGAGTATCGCAACAAACCTCTGGCGGTGGAAACAAAAGAACCTCAACCTGAAGTATCAGTCGAGCCAGTACAACAACAACCAGTTGCAGCAACCGCAACTCCTCCGGCGGTAGCGCAAGCGGGGGCCGCTCCTGCCCAAACAACGGCGGCTCCCGCACTTTCTTCACAACCACAGAACAGTGGTGGTATAATGTCGTTTCTAAGTAGCGGCAACCCGATAGACGCAATAAAGAACTTACAAATATTTCAGAGGGCACAACAATGAAATCAGCAACCATAGATCAGTTACGTCAGGAGCTTGCCTCTGACGAGGGCTGCAAGTACGAAATATATTTGGACCACCTAAATTTGCCAAGTTTTGGAATTGGTCACCTCATAAAAAAGGATGACCCTGAGTACGGCAAACCTGTTGGTACAGTCATTGAACAGGAACGTGTGGACAACGTGTTTAAATTGGACATCGCTATTACACTTGAGGATTGTCACCGTCTGTACCCAGACTGGGATGACCTGCCAGAAGAATGTCAGCTTATCATTGCAAACATGATGTTCAATCTGGGGTATCCTCGTCTGTCAAAGTTTGTCGGAATGAAGGCAGGGGTAGACGCACGGAACTTCAATGAAGCAGCAGATCAGATGGTCGACTCGAAGTGGTATACGCAGGTGCCGAACCGCGCACGTCGTTTGGTAGCAAGGATGAGGGCACTGGCAGATGGAGAGTAAGGAACACTGCTCACCCCGCTGCCCACGGTGTCAGGGTAATCTCAAGACAGTTTATGTACACGGACACGAACAATGTGTTACATGTGGTCAGATAATCGATGACTGCTGTCAAGGAGAAGTAGCATGCGAACCAAGAACCCAGTCGCAAGAAGCCTGAAACTACGACGATTTAGGCTCAAAATAGTCAAACCCCGCAAAGGTAAGGGGTCTTACACAAGGAAGGGCAAGTCCCTTCCTTTTTCTATGTGCTTGTTTTTACTAAATAAAAACATCGATTCTCAGGGCCTTCAGCAACGATAGTCGTGTCTAACTACCTTCAGGTCGCTCAGAATCGCAATCTAGGGGCTGATACCACAGAAAAAACGCATCACAGTTGGGGCAAGACAGGTTTGATTCAATGTATTGCTTGCCGTCTGCATCTTCTTGGTCGTGGTCACCACCCCATATTAGGTCATGCCCACACGACCAACACTTAGGTTTCTGATACATCTCTTTTACAATTCCATCCTGTTATAACTAACGGTGCTTTGTGATCAAGCCACACTCTTATTGTGTTTGCTAACATCTCATCGATGCGTTCTTCACACTGTTCCATAGTTTTGTATGGGCCTCTGTCGTCAGTCAGCATAAAGCATCCCACATTTGTGTATGCGTGACAGGCTACCAAGATTGCGGTAAACATTATTTACTCCACCTCCCCCCAGTTATCTACGATTGCAGCATCAACCTCAAAGGGTATGTTTAAATTAGGAACGCAAGTTGTCATGATTTCGACTATCCGGTCCGATTGTTCCTGACTCTCGATGTTGAAACAAAGTTCGTCATGCACCGTTAACATGGGAAGCAATCCCTCTGCATGGCAATCAACCATCGCCTTCTTGGTCTGGTCGGCACTTGATCCTTGGATCAGCCTGTTGAGTGCCTTGTATGTAAAGGCACGTTTGATAGCGGCCCTTCCACCATACTCTTTCGCTGCTTCCTCTAACGGTAATGCTTTATGATAACCGTATGATTTTGGCTGCCACATGTCAAACCTACACTTACGGCCCAAGCATGTTCGGATATGTCCTATAGTTTGTGCCCTGTCCATAGCAAAGTCAGCGATGCCTTTTACAAACGGCACCTTATCATGGTACTGACCTAACAACTCTTTGGCTTCTTCTTCTGTGATATCCATAACCCCAGCCAGCTTACCACGACCCATACCGTACATGATACCAAGGTTCACAGTCTTTGCCTGTTTGCGACTGATACCAGCAATATCCGCCACCATCTGGTGAAAGTCAGCCTCACCCTCGTTATACATTTTTACAACGTCGTCTATTTGTGGATGACGGTGTGCGCCTTTTAGTGTAGAACAGTAGTGGGCAAGCCAGCGTGGTTCTTGTGAGGCGTAGTCAAAAGAACCCCACTTACATCCCTCTTCTGGGATGAACAAACCACGAATCATCGCTTTGATTTCTGGGTCTCTTGCCGGGATTTGCTGGAGGTTTGGGTTGGACGAAGAAAATCGTCCTGTGACTGTGCCCCCTTCATCTGAACGAAGAGGATTAAAATCACAATGGATACGACCGTTATGCGAATGCTGAAGTATAGTCTCAACAAAAGTTGTGTTGGCTTTGTTAAACTCACGAAGGCGCAGAATCTTTTGCGCAAGTGGGTGGTCATGGTTCGCAAGAAACTGTTTTGTAAAGGCAGGAGCATTCGTCTTTTCTGTCCTATTGTACGTCAGCCCAACGGCATCGAACGCCTTTGCTATAGATGTAGCGACCCACGGTTCGACATTGACTTGGGTAAGATCCTTTATTTCCGCTAACAAGACATCTTCACGTTGCTTTAAATCTTTCTGCACACGTTCAGCTTTGTCAATGTCAACCCGCACACCGCGAGTTTTCATGTCCAAAAGAACTGGCAACAGGCTTGACTCTAGATCAAATATGCCTGTGCATTCGTCGCTTACAAGGTCAGCCCGTAACCTATCCCACAGACGTAAGGTGACAGACGCATCTTGCTCTGCATACCTGCCCACAAATGTGGAGTCCAGCTTCCACATCTCAGCCTTTGGGTCCACGCCATACATATCTGCCGCAGACCGTAACATCTTTTCGTTCTTCCATTCGCCCAGATATTCACCGGACAAAGAGTTCAGGTTGTAATATCTTCTGTGTTCGTTCAGAAGTGGTGCGGCTATCATTGTATCGATAATCTTACCCTGCACTTCGATACCTGCCCAGCGCAGCCAACCAAGGTCGTACATACAGTTGTGCATTACCTTTTCTATGTGAGGTGTGGCTAACTGTTTTTTCAGCCAGTTTACCACAGTTTTTTCTGGTAGGTTTCCTGACTTGTGCCTTACAGGGAAGTACCCAACAAAGTCTCCAGCAGCAACCGCATACCCTATAATATACCCGTCATCACGACACCAACCTGGGCCTAACGTAGTTAAGTTTGGGTCCTTTGTTTCCAAGTCTATAGATATCCTGTCGTAGACTGTCAGGTCTGGAAAGCTTGACGGCGGTAACCAGTCTTCATTTTCTGGATCAAACAAATCAACTTTCATCGTTGATAATCTCCCCACCTAACGCAGCATATCCTATGATATCTATCCATGAGTCATCTTTGTCCATGTTCTCTGCTAAACGTGCAAGCTTTAGACCAACCATACAGGCGACAACTTCTTCGGGTGTTATCTCACGCTCAAGAATGATACCCCATATCTTTGCAATACGCTCATGATTCATCTTTGCAGGACCATATTCCTTGGCCCTCGGACCGTTGATTAAACCTTCAGCGGTGTCCAAAAAATACTTTCTGTCTTTCATACTACAAATCCGTATCGTGTCTGTTTCTCTATAATATGTAATGCTTTTTTAGCACGAGTCATCCCAACATAAAACGTGCGAATCTCACTGTCTTGATCTCTGCTTTCAGCGCAGGCTCTGGATGTATCTAAAACAAGAGCGACGTTATCCGCCTCGCCACCTTTGGCTTTGTGAATTGTCGATATCTTGACCCTCGGCTTGTCCGTCAGTATCTTCTCTCCCATCCGACGAACAGAGGTGATGTATATTCTCTCCTGCTCTGCCACTTTCAACACTTCGTACCAAGGCTTCTCTCTCAAGTCGCTCGTACAGAAGTTCTCTTTTACGTCGTCGAGAGCGTAAGGAATTTCGTTGTCGAGGGTGGCTAAGTTCTTCCTTCCAGATTTGGTCACGATATCCGACCTTAATAATGTAGATAACGTCTTCAGTTCCATTGCCGTAGCGGTCAAACCTTTGCATAATTTAAGCCATACCTCTATTCCAGTTAGTACATTGGGTGAAATGGACCAACCAGAACCTTCACGCCAGAACAGGTAGCCCTGTTCCTTGAGGTCTGTTGCAATCTTATTAGCAATGTAGTTTGTTCGAGCAAGGATCAGCCACTCGCCGCTGCTAAAGTTGAGGTCCATGATATCGTGATGCCAGACAACTTGCCCAGCTTCACTTACAGGTGACCACACTTTTGGCTGTCGCACAACCACTCGATTTATTAGAGATTCCGCTATGTCATAGACGTTTCTTGGAAGACGATATGACTTATCCAATACCATCTTATTTTCTGATGCGTTTAAGAAATCACGAACATCTACACCCATCCAAGAGTAAATACATTGGTCATCATCCCCTGCAAAATAGATTCGCTTTGCTCGTGGCTTGAGCACATCGTGGACCATGCGCCACTGTATCGGGGCCAAGTCTTGGGCTTCATCAACAATCAGGACCTCCAACCTTGGAGCTTGTTCCTCTACTATAAAACGATCAATCATATCCACGAAGTCCAGTTTGTTTGTATCACGTTTGTAGTCTCGCAATACTTCATCTACCAGCTTCAGTTGTTGATAGTGTAGCCGCCTGTCGTTGGTGTCATTGAACTGTTGCTCAATACTAATCTCACGAACCCTAGCCAACTGAATCATGGACAGATAAGCATCTCCACCCTTGCCCGGTGAGAAGAGTTGCCCATCCGCCATGTTCAAAGAAGAGTTGGAAGAAAACTCCAACCCTAATATATCGCCAAGCTGTCTGAAGTCAGTGCCTCTTAGAACCTGTTTACGACTTATGCCGAGAAACTGAAACGCAAGTGAATGAAGTGTGCGAAACCAAACCATTTCATCTGGGTTCATGTTCAACGCAGATGAAGCACGAGTCCGAGCTTCGTCCGCTGCCTTACGACTGAAGGACACAAACGCTATGTCCTCTGGCCTTGTGCCATCTTCAAGTTCCTGCTTGACGATAGATATAAGCTTGGTTGTTTTGCCTGTGCCTGGTGGCCCAAAAATTGTTGTCTGCATTAGAACGGCACCTCACTTTCAAGTTCGATACTTGGTACTTGGACCTCGGCATTGAACGCTGGCACCCACCAAACGCGCAGAGGTTTAGTATCCCCTTTTGTAGTGGTAAACCTTTTTAATCCATTGGCTGTGCCGTTATCGTTCAGTTCTTTTAACCGCTCTTGAATCTGACCACGACTGTAGCTGTCAAACTTTTGGTTACGCAGGTATTTAAGCAGTGCTTCTAACTTGAAGTATGTGAGGCCCTCTTCATCGTCCGTGAAGGGCTTGCCAAGTGCGATCTCTTCAGCGGACTGGGCTTGTACCCGACCGTCACAAAAGCCCTCTAGCAAGTCCATGAACTGGCCTTTATAAGTAAGTTCTTCCGGTACATCTATCTCACTCATACCGTCCATCAACATGGACACAATCACCTGCCAGTCTGCTATCTTCATCATCGGTGGCATGACGTGTATCTGTTCCATACATGCTTTCTGAAAACGCTGCGGTGTTTGCAGGTCATCAGTTGTTAGTTCGACACGCCGACCACCCACGTCACAGAACCAGACAGGTGGCTCAGACTTGACTACACACAGACCTGTAATCTCCACATGCTGAATGTGGCTACCTATTCCACACGCTTTTGTTTTGCAGAGCGTTTTGTTGCAGAACGACTTGAGGGGTTCTTGGTCACAGGGGAAACCATATTCCTTCTTATCGTGTTGAGACTGAATAGTGACGATTTCAGAAGCTGGTAAAGGGGGCGTACAGTATTTGACATTAATTTCTTCAAGACGTTCTCTCCATTTCTCAGGCTGTTCTTTCTTAGCACCGACAGCGGCAGCGAACATAACTGTGTTGCGCGTACCCTCTGGTATGCCCTGACTGAACATGTGTGACAGACATGGTGCCCACTGGTCAAACTCATTAACAGGTTCGCCAAGCTGTAGCTTTTCAAAATGTTTGGGTTTAATTCTTCTAGCTTCTATTAGATCCAGAAATTCGGTAAGGTCCGCTTCGCTTCCGTCTTCTTTGACAGCGTAACGCATTGTCTGTTCCGCATCAAAGTACGGAAGGTTGATAAAGTTACCAATGTCACCACGCTCGACAAGAATCTCTTCTTGTTTCGGGAATATTTCACAACCACCATATCCAAGATAGGCTGCAATCTCTGTGGCTTTGTCACGGAAAACACCTGCGCTAAAAAATTCTGTAAAGAAGAAAAAGATGTGAGCACCGCCTGACTTCGAGCGGCAGACCACACATGGAATATCATTGTCCCGTAGTCTTTTGTCAAGTGCAACAAGGTCCAGTGGATACTGGTCTATGTCCAGCGCACCGAACTTACATTGGCTGTTTTCGTTGATAGGTATAGAACCTACGCCATGCTTACCCTCAAGGTGTGCGACAATAAGTTCTAACGTAAGGGGCTTTCTAATGATGCGGGACTCTGCCTTTTGTTTTCCAGCACGTCTCTCATCTGATATCTGTGTCTGTCCATGTGCGGTGCTAAAACCTTCAAACGCCGCCATGAACCGTTCGGCTTGGTTCATTGGTTACTCCGGGCAAGAGAGGGTGGGGGCAGGGCGGAAAGGAATAAAATCCCTGCCCCCTACTGGCTTAAAACGGTACGTCGGTGTTGTCAGACGAAGTGGCTGTCTGACTTTCTTCCCCTGTACTCATTTTAATTTCTCCGGCACGGTATGAGTTGTATAAATCACGCGCTTCCTGCAACGCTGGCATTGGCACGGACTCCATCTCAAGCTGCTGAACTTGGTAGTTGAACCACGAACCTTTGTCGTTGGACTCTTGGATCGAGGTCAGCTTCCACGGCACAGCCCACATTGGTGGGTTGAACAGGCCCTTGGTTGGATGCATGATCTTCAGACCAGCACGACGGGTGTTCCACTGCTTTGCAATCTTCATCTGTGTCTTCTTCATGTCACAGATCATCTGCGTGGTCATGCCGTCAGCATTGTAAGCAAGCACAAGGAACTGTGCAGAACGAACAAGTTCATTGCCATTTGGCAGCATTTCGTTTGCACCATTGCGCTGTGTCTGGCGAATGTCTGGGTGACTGTTCTCCAGTTCACCCATAAAACCACCACCATTTTCTCGCAATTGAAACTCCAAAAACTTAGTAGTGTAAGCGCACATTAGCACGTCCACACCTTCATCTGCTTCCCAGTAATCACCAGTGACTGTGTTGAAGATATCACCAGCCGATGCGCCTTTGATAAACTTCGGGTCAGTCTTAATTAACTGTGGTGACAAAGGCTGTAGAATCCGCAAGAACGGGATCTGCATATCGTCTGCACCGATTGTTTCCATGCCCTGACCCGCTGCTTCAAACAGATCATCCATGATGTTTGCAACTGCGGTGTTTTGTTTTTCTGCTACTGCTCCAGCCATTTTCAACTCCTTGATATTTTAGCTTCAGTTCCAACGTGTACACCGAACGTGTCAAAGTCTAACTCTTGTCCACTCTCGATGCGATTTTTTGCCCACGCTTTTAGTGTCTGTGGATGGACATGCTCTTTCTGTGCTGGTTCAAGACCATACTGACTACGCAGGTCTTCGACCACAGAGTTTGCCATGTTGTCCTCACCAGATTTAAAAGAAACTGTGACATCATTTTTAATGATGTCCCCCTCCCCGATTGACCGAAGCCAGGTGAAAGCTTCGTGTTTCTTGTCATCAGGTATACGCGCATGAACAAACCGTCGCAAAGCAACCTTGTTGCCATCAACTGTAATAGAGTCCATGCCCATCTCTTCCATCAGAGCGGGGATGTCCTCTTCGTTTACCTTACGCTTTTGGAATTTGAGATCCTTGACGTATTGCTCTGCTTCAGCAATCTTAGCTTCGATCTCTATTGAATGACGGATGAGACTAGACAGAGCACTGCCCCTCTCACCGTCAACCTTGTCAAACTTTGAGGCATTGACTTCCTCATCAAATAGCGAAAACACATCGCTCATCGTACAATCTCCTGTACTTTCTACGTTAAAGTTTAACCCCTTCGGGTGTGACGGAGAGTATAAACCCACTCCCCAGAGGTATGTCAAGTTGTTAATAAACGTCTGGCAAGACATCGTTTTTATTAAACTGCATGTCTCTTTTCATGCTGGCTTTGCCTAGCTTGTAGTTGTTCCAAGTACGAATCAAAAGTATGTTGTACATAAACATCGTGAGCGGCACAGTCTTGTCCATCTTCAATCGGATAATTGTTTCCAACAGTAATCTGATTGGTGAACGAGGCCCTTTGCCAAAGCCTTGTGACAAATCTTCCATAAACTTTTTAGCCAAGTCTAAGTCACCCTTCTTTGCGGCTGTGTAAAACAGAGATGTCAAAGAAGAAACAGGATAGCTTGTCGTTTGATTCGCTTTCTTTGAAAACTTGATGGCAAGTTCCAAAAGATCCGTGTCCATTCTGTTATACATGGTGCGAAGATCATCGTTGTTCAGAGCAATGCCTCTGGCTTCTGGTAAGCCTCGACTCCACGCATACAGCATCCGAACTGCAAAGCCTGTCTCACGAGGGTACTTGATACCCATAATCGTGAATACATCTGCCGCTGAACGATTCTTGCCAATGTCAAAATGCACAAAGCTTGAAGGGTCTACACCAAACACAGCGTGACTGGTGAACGGCACTCCTGCACGAACACAACCCGCCAGTCTGTTCTGACCATCTAGAAGATAGCCATGATTTCCAAACACTATGGGCTGACCAGTCAAAGACCAGTTGTTGTTTGCCATGTCACGAGAGTAAAGTTTTATCGAACGTACCTTTTGTGTTCGATTACCCACATTCAAGTTCTCAAGAATATACATTGCCAGTTCTGGCGATATCTGTACGACTCTTGAGTTTTGAGGTGGTTTTTTTATCAACGATTGCAGAACAGATACCTGTTCATCAGTCTCCATGTCTGCACTGAGTTGACGTTGTTTTGATATAAGAGATGCAATCTGTTGCATTCTTCGATCCTCCTTGCCCCTTGTCCGTTTGTCGGGGCCATAGTGCCTTGCTCAAGGGCCATTAAGTTTAACTATAGTGAGCAGCTATAATATCTAGGCAGCTTTTTCCTGAGACGTTGCTGTCTTGACAATGTGAGCCAGTTCACCACTGACGCTCCTGTCGTTCTTCTCTGCCCGTGTCTTTAAAATTTTGTAAACGTCAATGTTTACTGCCACTGATTTCCACTTTGTGGTGTCCATGTTATTATGCCCTTCTATTTATGTGTTACTGTTATAAGTATATCTCATATCTGATCGGGGGGTCAAGAATAAAATGAGAATAGCACATCAAATTCGTGATGGTAAAAGATCTGAACTCATTGCAGCTTCTTGGTTGATGTCCCAGAACTGTTATGTCTACACTCCGTTTATTGAACAAGGCCCGATAGACCTCATCGCCCTCACCTCGAAAGGTGAATTGTTATTGTTTGACGTGAAGACTGTGGGCCGTAGAAAGAACGGCTCGATAATCTCACGTCTGCTATCAGACATCCAAAAGAAATTGGGTGTCCGTCTTCTGTATGTGGACCTCGAAACTGGGTCCTGTGCCTTGTATCCGTATCAGCTATCGCGCTCACCAGATAACAACGCTGTGAAATATGCCGCGCAGCAGGCATCTAATCGGCACTTCGACGGGGGTCAAGTTCCAACCATTGACGGGCTTCTTCACCCAACGTCTTCGCTGATAGATCAATCTTATTCCGAAGAGACTTCACAATGTGAACATCAACCGTGCCCTTTGTCATCAGGTCAACATATGTCACCGGATGATGCTGACCAATACGATGAGCACGATCCTCCGACTGAACACGAGTCTCAAGATTGAAGTCGTTCGCATAATAGATCACATTAGTTGCAGCCGTCAGCGTCAGGCCATAACCTGCTGTCTGTGGGTTGGCAACGAAGAACCTTGCATCCCCGAACTGAAACTGTTTGATGGCTTCTTGTCTGTCAGCATCGGACGTATCACCGAAGTAATTGACCGTGGATCCTGGGCCGTACTTTGACTCTAGCATGACAGCTATCTTTCGTATGTCGTATCTGAACCTCGACCAGATTATCACCTTGCCGGACATCTCTTCTATTGTCTCAAGCAAAGCATCAACACGCTTGGTTGGAATCTCCACCAGTTCACCATCATCTGTCATGATGTGACCGCACAGTATCTGTTGTAACCGAAGTAGTTGTGTCATGACTGCTGGCGCAGAAACTAACTGCCCTTCATCGAGCAAAGCAATGGCTGCTGTCTTGATGGAGTGATAGTATTGTATCTGTTCTTTTGTGCAGTACACTTCACGGGTGGTGTAAATCTTGTCTGGTAGATCCAGAGCCTCTTCCTTTGTTACTCGGTACGAAAAGCCAGCCAGCTTGTCCGACAGTTCTTCCAAGTTACGATACCCAACAATTTGCTGAAAGCTGTGCGAACCCATGCGCTGAGTCCGTGTAATAGCGTACCGTCCTTGGAAGGAATAGTAACTGTCGAATCCCAGCAATCGTTTGTCCATGAACCCACATTGTGCGTAGAGATCCATAGGCGATTTAGTAACGGGCGATCCGGTAAGGATACGTTTGTACGTTGCACTCTGACCAAGCTTAACCAAAGCTTTAGTCCGCTTGGCCTTGGGGTTTTTAATAGTTGTGCTCTCATCGACCGCAAGTAAGAAAGTCGAGCCTTGTGTAAACAGATCCAGATATTGAGAGACCTTCTTCGACGCTCCAAATCCCTCCACGTTGACCAGTAAGATGCGGAACTTCTCACGCTTCTCAACCCCTTCGGATAGACGTTCCCTCTGAGCCTTGTTAGGGTTCGCACTCCAAACATATATCTCTGGTTCAATGTCTTCTGGTAAGTGAGTCGGTATTTCTGATACTTCCCAGTTTCGATACACACCCTTTGGCGCAACGATGACCGCTGTGTCGATAAGCTTGTTGTCGTATAGCCATGTAATGTTGTCGAGCAAAACTTTTGATTTACCACAGCCCATCTCCATAAAGTATCCGAAGTTCTTTTTGTTGTATGATTTCTCAAGGGCAATCCGTTGATGCTCATACGGCTTCGTTTTGTATCTGAACATTTAAGATCTCGGAAGCTTGACAACATTGTCTCTTTGAAATCCTGTCAAAAGGATCTCAAGTTCTTCGTCGCTTGCCGATGGGATGAACTCACGATACTTCTTTATCGCTTGCTCTAAGTTTATCTCCCCGCCACAATACTGATCACACACGTCGAACATTCTCTGCGTCTCATCTGTAATGTTATTCGTCATTATCTAATCCTCCAGCGAGAATCGCATACTTAGCGTTCTCAAGGTAATATATAATTTCAGCAGGGTCAGGCTGGGTAGTCATCATTTTAATTGTCCCGTCCTCTGCTTCGCCCAAAATAACTACGTCCTTTAACATCTGACCTGCGACCTCGCACACTGTGGGCACGGGGTCTTTCTTAAACACAAGCTTGCTGTGTAGATAGATCACATTGTCTTTTGACATACTCAGCCCTGTAAAATTCTATGCCATGCGGCAAGAACATTAGTCACACGTTCTTCGCTCTGACCATCGTGGTCAATCAGCCACTCTTGTATGACATTATCGACAGTGGTCACCGCTTCTTGCCACTGCATCCTCGGTTCTTTGGATGCGATGGTAGCTTCATCTGGCATCAGATGTGTTTCCATATCGGACTCCTCGTTACTGTCTGATATCCTATCAGATATCATCCAACTGTCAACAATTTCAAGGCCACACACCTGACAAGAAATCTTCCCATCCATTTTGTTGAGAGACAAATTACTAGAGCATCTGGGGCAGCGACCTGCGTCCAACGGCATTTGCATATCATCAATGATATTTTGTTTTATCATTATCGTTTTCCTCCATGTCTAATATGTTTTGATTAGCAATCATCATGGCTGATGCTAACAGTTGAGTTACAACAATCGGACTATTTCTGTTGCCCATAACAGCCAGCCCAAGTCCTGCACATAACATTAGGTATGCCGCAAAGTCCTGCTCGACACCCAACTCTTGCAAAGTCTTGACCGTGTCCCTCACAATATCTGAGGCAGCATCGCCTAACTCTTCACTTTTTTCTATCATTTGTCTGCTCCACGTCCACCACCTCAACATCACCGATAGAAAAGTTAAGACTGTTCATCAAACCTGTGCGCCTACGCAGTCTATTCTCAGCTATTTCTTTGGCTTCTTCTTCGTCAATCGCCTTCACAAACTGGTCTTTGTAAAACTCCACGACCAGACCTACCCTGTATTGGGTCAGCTTTGCTGACGGAAATTGACTTACAGTCTTTAACTTTGTCATAATCACATACCTTCGTAAACAATTTGAACCAACACTTGGGACAATAGTACTGACCCTGTTCTACTACTATCGCCTCTGCGTTACATTCTACACAATGATAATCAGTAATCATACGGCTCTTCCCAATCATCTGTAAAGACGCTGTCCAGATGTTTGATGATGTCTGGCGGCAAATAATTGCGTGGCTCTTCGTAGCCCAGTGGTTCAGGCACATGGTCTTTACTTTCCCCATGCGTCATTTTCAGAACACGGTCCTTGATCCTTTGTTCTACCTCCGGCAACCAGTCATCCAGATTGTTTCCATGTTCTTTGTCTTCTGGAAACAGGATAGACTTGCCGTCCTTCTTGATGTCGAAGATCATGTAGTTGTGACAGCCCCATGTGTCCGTCACGACCTCATAGCCAAGGCTTTCAATCTCACCCTCGACCTCGTGCGTTCCGTTCCAGCCATCACCGTCACCGAACCCGAACTTTGAGAAGGCATCTTCCCATTCCCATGTAATGATTACTCTAGGCATCTTCATTCTTCCTTCCATCAATAATGTTTTGGATAGCATACTCAAAGTTATCCCATGAGATGCCGTAGTTAGCATCAAAGCTGTTTGCGACAAGGTGCAACACCTCTGCCTTTTCATCTTCGGTCAGCGTCACTTCCATCTGTTCGCACACGGACTCCACATCTTCAACGTGCCAATCGTTTGAGATGTATGGTGTGCCATCTTCTGTGTGTTTAATATGTGCCATTAGTACACTCCAAATAAAAATTCGTTGATTGTTTCGATGTCTTCCAACACCACGAAAAAGAAATCACCCCCCGTCATGTGAAGGGCTGTGCATTCTTCTTCCAAGTCTCCTGTCCTGACGGTCATCGGGCGCAGAATGAACTGTCCGTCACCAAAATAAAACACACACTGTTCTCTGTCCCGTAGATCATAACCACTTCTGCTGTTACCAACCACAGTCAGAACCATACGCCTACGCTGTATGCGCTCAAATGATTTTTCAACTTCAGTCATTGCTGTCCTCCTCGAATGTTCCTTCAAACATGAAGCACTCATGCTTGCCTTGAATTAATGTGATCAACTTGTCCCTCACTGCCTCGTGCAATGTATCTGGGTCTGTCCCCTTCGGTGCTTTGACGCTGAGAATATTGTCCAGCGTAAAGTCAAAAGATATTATGTCACTCATATCCACATTCCCTTCCATTCTGTGTCTTTTTCTTTCCACTGAATTTCAATGCCATTCTCTGGCGGCTTCTCTTGGCTGTTCGACATGAAGTCCCAGCCAGAATTGTGATAGCTGTTGACTGCGATAATCTCACGGTCTAGCAGTTCGTAATACTGGCGCAGTCTATCAACAAACATTTTTAGATCACCCCACTTGATGTGGTCAGTCGGGTGGGTGGTGAACATGATGCCGTCACCCATCAGGTCACCATGTTCATTCGCCATATCCATCTCTTCAATCATCAACTGTTTTAGCTTTCCCATTAGCTTGCCTCCGCGTATGCCCGTAGCATCTCGCTGTGCCTCATGCTGGCAGTCTCATGCCAGTGTTTTGACTCCTCGTAGTTTTCAGGGTCAAATCGACTTTCAAAAATCTTTACATACATTTCTTTATCGTAATCATCCCAACTGATGATGTAGAAGAAGTCGCACCAATGGTAATCATCCATAAACATCTCAATCCCAACAGCTTCAAACTGTGGAAGCAGACGAATCTCACCGCCCTTGGGGTTTTTGTTTGCCGCAACAAACGCTGCCGCAAATTCATCAGCTTCCCATCTTGGCAGAGGCCAAGCATATGACTTGGCATCCTCAATGTGCGCTGCCGCACCTTGTGGGTATCCATCATAGTGTTTGTAAACCCCGTAGTAAGATTTATCGTTTTTGTCCTCGAAAAAATATACCGCTCTTGTACCCATTAGCTTACCCTCCAACCTTCATTATCCAGATAAATTAACATATGATCCATGTACCTTGGTTCGATGACCAAAGACCGACCAAAGAACTGCCAGTTTATACCAGCATTGAATGCCTCTCTTGATTCTTCTTCCAACCAATCAGCCGCACTATCGTTCATAGGCTGAACCAACATGATTGAACCTTCGTTGATGAACTTGAAATCACCGTCCTTGATCCACGAACCTTGGTCTTGTGTTTGTGTTGTCATATCACTTGTCCTCCGATATAATAACGTAACTTCTAAGACCATATTATAAGACCACATGGGATAGTCAAGCATAAAATGCACATTACTATAAAGTTTTTTCCGCCCTTTAACTTTTCAAAAGTTTTTTTCAAATATGCCGTTACAAACGTTACAAACGTTACAACCCTTGTACAGCAACGGTTACAGCTGTAACACTTCTGTAACGTTGTAACACCATTCAGTCCGCACAGGAGTGGTTTTTGAAATCTGAAATTAAACAACCCAAAAAAAACACTATAGGCAAAGTCGGCAGACCAGCAGGACTGACAGAAAGACAGAAGACTTTTGCCAAGCTTTATGTCGAGGGGCGGCACAGTAATGCTGAGTGTGCAAGAATGGCAGGGTATGCAGAAAAGTCTGCCAGAGTACAGGCCAGCAAATTTCTGAATGGTACAGATTTTCCAGAAGTTGTCGAACTGATAAAAGAACTCAAACAGGCGGCTGAAAGAAAATATGGTGTGACCCTGATGCACCAGCTTAAACGTCTGGACGAACTGTCGAGGGGTGCGGAAGAGGCAGGACAATATTCTGCCGCAATCAATGCTGAGAAAATCCGCTCTGCTTTGGGCGGTCTTACTATTGACAGACGTGAACAGCAACATATCCATCAGCTTGACAACATGAGTAAGCAGGACATTGTTGCCCGTCTAGCTGAACTGCGGAAATCATATCCACACGCATTCATTGAAGGGGAAATAGCGGATGCCAAAGCTATTGAACACAGAGAAGAAACTGTGGCTGTCTTTGAAGAAGTCCCTGCCGAAAAAAACCCATTGCCAACGGATTGAGAACCGTGTTTCAGAAGGGATGCCAGACTGTTATCTGTGCATTGATGGCGTACCCGTATGGGTTGAATTAAAAATAACAAAAAATAACGCAATCGAGATACAACCCTCACAGATTGCATGGCATACCAGCCATTCTCGCTGTGGTGGTGTAAGTTTTTTTCTTGCTTACAGCCCCTCTGAGAGGCTTGCTTTTTTATTTGACGGGGGTTTAGCAGCCCAGATCCAAGGTGCGCGGTTCGATGACCTGCGGCCTGCGGCCTTATTCTCTGGTGATCTAGATTCCTGTGCCTCGAACCTGCGGCCTGCGGCCTGCGCCCTCTGGTCTCTATAAAAAAGTGGGTCGCCTGCGGCCTGCGCCTGCGACCCATAGTTATTGGAGAATCTAAAATGATCATGATTAGAATAAGAAATGCCCAGACTGTTGTCAATAATCAGCCTGGGCAATGTGCTCCTAGTGTTTCGGATAGCAAACTGTTTTAACTTCACGCGACCAGCAAGCGCGGCAATTGCCACAGTAACCAAGGTCAATCTTACCAATCTGTTTTTCTTTCTTGGCGGTTTCGTATTCGTCATGTGTTATCATTTCACCGTTCTTTTTTGTCCGGTATGCTTCGCACATTTTGCCGACAGGGGCTTTATATCCGGTGATAACTGCGCTTGAATGCTCCCAGCTTTCAGGCGGGTTATCGTCAACCATTGTTGCGCTGTATCTTACAACAGCGTTGTCTGGTAAAGCTTCAATCTTCAAAGCTTCCTGCCAGAATTTCCTTTCTTTTGTGGGGATCCAGTGTTTTTTGTTTGGCGTTAATCTGCACACTGCAATAATTTTAAGGCAATGTGCAACGCTTCGCACGTCGCCAGAATCGAACCAACGCATCGTATCTTTACGGGACTTGTTCAACAATGCTGCCATATCAACGGCAAAATTTGCAGAGTTAAGAAAGTCTAGTCTGGCCTGCATGGCATTCTGAACAACAGGCCACGGATAAGCCCCCTTCATTGCGTAGCAGTCAAAACAGACTGAGCCTTTAATCTTCGCTAGCTTTTGACCCGTAACGCAACCAAAAGCAGATATATTGAAACTGTCCCCTGGCATTTTTTTGGGTTTTGATAACATAGCAACCATGTTTTTATTCTCCTATTGTTATAGTCTCTTTATTGTATGGGATATTCCCACATTATGCAAGCCACAATCCTGCGGCCTGCGGCCTTGTTCTTTTTATGTAATCCTGCGGCCTGCGGCCTGCGGCTCCGCGCTTTATGTATAAAAAAAATAAAACTGGATCAGCTTGCGCTGATCCAGTCTGATCATCCATGCAGAATATCACTCAATTCCCCATCCCAGTAATCATCGTTCGCGCATTCGATTGCATCGCGCGGGGACATGCCAGCCTCGAAGTAATCACGCCAGCTTGCATCCGCTAGGTCGTGAATAGTAAATGGAAAGCCAGTCTTGTGTAATTCTCGGCTACATTCTTTTTCAAACTCTTCATATGTCATTTTCTTTTTCCTTTTATAAACGAAACTGGGTCAGCTTGCGCTGACCCAGTACGGGAGAAACTCCTAATCACTGATAAGTAAAACCTTGCAGTCCTCTTTCATGAAGAAAGTAACTTCATGCTTGTCTGTTCTGACGACTAGCAATCTTGTAGGCTCTTTCCCGTCCCTTTTTAGCCACGTTGTTTCAATTGTAACGTCTGCACCGTCAGTGAATATGTTTGTTGTATTACTCATTTTTTTCTCCTAGTGTTGTTACCCATTTTGGGTAGTTATCCCCATGTGGGGCTGGTTCCAGTATATAGGATTATCCCATAAGAAACAAGATATTTTTTTCCTTAGTCCTGCGACCTGCGGCCTCGCGCTTTATATATCTAGTCCTGCGGCCTGCGGCCTGGCCCCGTATATAACAGGCGCGCCTGTAAAGGATGGGGGCCGCAGCCCCCAGTCCCTCATTTCCCCTTCTCTGGTTTTTTAACAGGCTTTGGTTTTTTGACTGACTTAGGTGGTTGGATTAACGGCCCAAGCATTTCGTCCAAAAAACTCATAGGGTCTTTCTTTCCCATTACCATCTCCCTGCTTTGATTGCGAATGCAATCCCTGTTGCTAAGATTACAGATCCCATGACTATAAACTCTATAGCCAATAGCGGAAACTCATCACGTCCCCACAGGTCTGCTCCGGTGAACAGCAGGGTTGCCCCTGCTGCTCCGAATATCACTGACATTACTCCCCAGAACATTCGTCTCTCCGTTGCCATGCCCAGTCTGAGACCTTGCCTTCATACAGTCCCTTCAACCATTTTGCTTGGCCTACGTTCGAGGCATTAGTGTGAAGGCCGATCATCTGTGTTATGAACTCTCGGTCTTCAAGGGGATGATAGTCTTTTCCATCTGGTCTGTGCTCTCCGTTTATCCAAAAAACAGGACCGTGGACCAACCGCAAGAACCGTGCTCTGTCACACCATTCATCAACGGTAGCCTTTTTTATCTGGCCTATACCAATAGCCATAGTCCAGTCTATGACCGTGTATTTATAGCTGGGTAGATCTTCCCAGCCTTTGACGGATTCTGCATTCCAATTTAATGACATTTTTTTCTCCATACTTATCGTTGCCGTTTCGACCTTTTGGTCTCATCAGCGACAGCACACACTGTCGGACGGCGGGGGCCGAAGCCCCCTAGTCTTACATGACTTTTAGCTCTTCACGAGCTAGCTTGACTTTCTTTGCAAGATAGTCCGCCACGTCATCAAGGTTTTCAAAGAATTGACCGACAGACATGCCGTATCTGTTCATGACGCGATAGCCAGAATATCCATCAGATGATCCTTTTTGAATGTGATATCCCATCGCTTTGGCTATTGGCTGTAAGTATTTCATAACGGTTCCTTTCTGGGGGGCCGCAGCCCCCCTGTTGGTGTTTGGATTATTCGGCCCAGATACGGTCGAAGTGACGGCGGATGAAAGATTTAACGGTTACCGCTTTCTCAGGATTTTCGACCTTCATCAGCAGACCTTCCTTGATGCAATGCTTTTCAAAGTCATTGAAGTCTCGGATAGCTATGTCACGCTTTGTCTTGAGTGACTGGTACTTAGCCTGTGCAGACTTGATGGTCGAGATAGGACGACCGACCTTTTTAACTGCTTCTGACATTTTATTCTCCTGTTTGTTAATGTCGTTATATCTACGATATTAGAGGAATATCCCATATAGTCAACTATTATCTTTCCACATTATGGAAAACTATGGGATGGTCTCAGGGTTACTTGCACAATTATTTGTTCACGTTTTGTTCCAAGCAGCCCCCCCTCCCCTAATATTGGGGGGACGGTCAGCAGTACAGTCGTGTCGTGTCGTTGGGTTGATAAATTCATTCGCGTATATTATCGTTCGGGTATGGAGAACACAGCCAGCCTAGAACTACTGCCCGACGACGTACTCAAGGAGATTTACCTGCTTGAGGACCAAGCAAAGCGACTCGAACTCCGAGAACGTGCGCAGGAAGAGTTCATGCCCTACGTTCATCATGTCTATGAGAACTTCATAGAGGGGACCCATCATAGAATCATTGCGGAAAAGCTGGAGCGGATTGCAAAGGGTGACTTGAAAAGACTGATTGTGAATATGCCACCCCGACATTCTAAATCAGAATTTGCATCCTATCTCATGCCGTCCTGGTTCTTGGGCAGAAATCCCAAGTTAAAAATCATTCAGGCTACCATGAACACCGAGCTTGCTGTAAGATTCGGGAGAAAGGTCCGAGACCTGATCGCCGACCCGGTATATCGGGAGGTCTTTCCCAACACGGACCTTAAACAGGACAGCCAGGCCGCTGGTCGGTGGGAGACTAGCGTCGGCGGGGAATATTTCGCAGCAGGGGTGGGAGCGGCGATGACTGGTCGTGGCGCAGACTTGCTTATCATCGATGACCCGCACTCGGAACAAGATGCTTTGTCCACGACTGCTTACGATAATGCGTATGAGTGGTACACTTCGGGTCCTAGACAGAGACTTCAGCCGGGTGGCAGCATAATTATTGTCCAGACCCGGTGGTCAAAGAAGGATATTACGGGCAGGTTACTGTCTGCACAGGCAAAAGATTTGATGGCTGACCAGTGGGAAATTGTAGAATTCCCCGCCATTATGCCGTCGGGGGAACCATTATGGCCTGAATTTTGGAAAAAGGACGAGCTTCTCAAGGTCAAAGCTTCGCTGTCCGTGGGCAAATGGAATGCGCAGTGGCAACAGAATCCTACGTCCGAAGAAACCGCGATGGTCAAGCGGGACTGGTGGCAGGAGTGGGAAGAAGACGATGTTCCAGATTTAGACTACATAATTCAGTCTTACGACACCGCGTATTCAAAGAAAGAGACTGCTGACTACTCTGCGATTACGACGTGGGGCGTGTTTCGTCCATACAGAAACAGCGAAGAGCACTTGATATTGCTAGATGCAAAGAAGGGTCGGTGGAATTTTCCAGAACTTAAAACCATAGCGCGAGAAGAGTTTGAGTATTGGGACCCAGAGTTGATGTTGATTGAGGCAAAAGCGTCTGGTCAACCATTGGCTGATGAAATGCGGTTACTGAACCTCCCGGTTGCAACCTTTGCCCCCGGTCGTCGGAAGGGTGGGGGAGGTCTAGACAAGACAGCGCGTATGCATATTGTTTCGCCTATTTTTGAATCGGGCAAAGTGTGGTATCCTTCTGGGGAGAAATTTGCCGACGAAGTCATAGAAGAGGTTGCATCATTTCCTAATGGCGACCATGATGACTTTTGTGATAGTATGACAATGGCATTGATGCGCTTTCGCCAAGGCGGTTTTGTCAGGCTTGATGGCGAAGAGTTTGA